AATAATCAATTAATAATGAGAGGCGGAAATAGTTATTCTATAGTTCAAGCATCTTGCTATGGAATGGGTGCATCTTTGACCTCTGAAAATACAGATTTGTATAACGCATTAAACACTTATTTGACATCTTTATGATAATAGTTTTACATCCAAACAACGAGCAATACAACGCTTTAAACGGCTATCAACATAATAGTTCAGAACTTCTATTTGTGTTAGATGGCTCGAATAGATACATTGTTGGTTTGGAAGTTTTAAACGATGAAAACTTTACAGAAATTAATGAGCAACTTTTACAACTTGAACGCATTGAATATACCCCAATAAATGAAAATCTATAACGACACGGCAGCCGATTCGAGCAGCATAATTTCAGTAGTTAGTGCCTTTGCATCCATTAGTACTACGGCACAACCTATCATTTCGGCATTGGCTGGTTTAGTGGCAATCATTTCGGGTTTATTTGCAATACGTTACTACATAAAAAAAACAAACGAATTATGAAAATATTTGAAATATTTAAAGGTGATAAAGGGGAGTTTAGCTCAAAGAGAGTGATAGGCATTATAGGTGGCTTTGCTTTGATAGGGGCTATGGTTTACCACAACACCGATAAGTTAATAGAAAGTGTAGAATGGGTGGTCATTCTAACATTGGGATTCACAAGCGTAGATAAATTTGGAAACAATGGAAAATAATAAGTTCGCACTCGATAGACTTTCATTTGCTGGTATTTCTTTGCCTACATTTAAAGAAAATAAAACAAAGGGGTTTACAACTTTTGGTGAGGATAACTTATACCCTCAAAAATTGATTGACCTTTACAACAAAAGCCCTAAGCATAACGCTATTGTCAACCAAAAATCGTCTTATATTGCTGGTGAATCATTTGAAATTTATGCAGATGACACGCTAAACAAGGCAAAGGCATTTGACAAGTTAAGAAATATCAATGCATTTGAAGATTACGAGTCGTTTAATACTAAGATTTCACAAGATTTTGAACTATTTGATGGCTATTATATTGAAGTGATATGGAATAAAGCCAAAACTGAGATAGCAGAACTTTATCATTTGCCATTTCAGAATGTTAGATTAGGCAAAGATTGTGCGTATTACTCAGAAGATTGGTCAAATAGCCGTGAAGCCGTAATCGAATACCCATTATTTAACCCTACAACAAGGGAAAATAAGCAAGTATATGCCTTTAAAATGTATAGAGCTGGTCAAGGAAAATACCCTTTACCATCTTATATCGGTGCTTTAAAGTACATTGAAATTGACGTAGAGATAGGTAACTATTATTTGAGTAATATCAAAAATGGATTTTTTGCACAGACAGTAATTCAAATGTTTAAGGGACAACCAACGCCCGAAGAAATGCGAATTGCTAAACGTAGGTTTAAAAAGAACTATCAAGGTGCAGAAGCTGAAGAAAGTGGTGGTCTTATTATTATGTATAATGAGCAGAACGAAAAACCTGCAGAAATTACCAACTTACAACCGTCTGACTTTGACAAACAATTTCAACAACTAAACGACCAAGTTCAAGAAGAAATCTTTGTAGGGCATAGAGTAAGCACACCCGTTATTTTTGGAATAGCAACACCCGGTACATTGGGGCAACGTAATGAGATAATCGAAGGTTACGAGTTATTCCAAACTTCTTACATTGAACCACGCCAAAAAATAAAGGATTCGTCTTTTAATGTGGTGTTTCAATATATGGCTGATGCTAAATTGAAAACGACTAACAAACCACCAATTGGACAAGATTATATTTTACTATTTGAAAAAGGTATTCTTGATAAAAATGAAGTTCGCAAAGAATTAGGTTTTGCCATTGTAGAAGAAGTTGCAATGTCTAAAAAGCAAAGCGACCAAGATGTTTTAAATTTATTTGCTGAGTGTGGGGTATCAAAGAATGACTATGAACTTTGTAAATTTGAATTTGCAAGTGCATCAGAAACTGCCATTTTACAAATCTTAAATGCAAACGATGGAATAACAGTAGGCGAGATTGCAAAGTACGTTAACATCGACGCTCAAAAGATAATGGATGCAATCACTCAAATGATTGACGATGGCTTAATTAATTCAGACAATGGCAAACTTTCAACTTCTACAAAAGGTACACGTGAACTTTCTAAAAGTGTAGACACTCAAATCGAGTTAAGATACGAGTATGGTTTGGACGCTGCCTTTACTGGTGAGCCTGAATTGATAGATACAAGTCGTGATTTTTGCCGTCAATTGATAGGGTTAAATAGATATTACACACGTACAGAAATAGACACGATTTCAAGCCGTGTTGATAGAGACGTTTGGAAGGAAAGAGGTGGGTGGTACACAATACCTGACACCGACGTACACATTAACCATTGCCGTCACGCTTGGAATAGTAAATTAGTTAGAAAGAAATTATGACAAACTTTGTTTATTTAATATCGACCACTTATCTTAAGACCGAAAGTCCCATCAACGAGAATGTTGACGATAAACTTTTAAAATCTGCTATCAAAGAATCACAAGAAATTTACATTCGTGATATTATTGGTAGTGGCTTGTATAACGAATTGCAAACACAAGCGTTTGCTGGTACATTATCGGCTAACAATACCAACCTTTTAGACACTTATATTGCACCTTGCTTAAAGTACTACACATTGACGGAATCAATGCTTCCTATGACCTTTAAAATGCTAAATAAGAGTGTTGCAAGTCGTAATAGTGAGAATGCAACGCCAGTTACTATTGACGAAATGACAATGATTGAAAGAAGGTATAGGGATAAAGCTGAGTACTATGCAAATAGACTGCGTGATTATTTATTAGCAAATACCAATATATTTCCATTATTTTTGAATAGTGGTTCAACAAGTGATACTATATTTCCTCAAGACGTACAAGTTTTTGGGGGCATTTATTTACCAAACAACAATGACTGCGACGAAAGATATTATTTTATCCGACCTTAAAGGCAAGGTAAGAAAAAAAAACGAAGCCAAACTTTTAAAATTTATCAATGACTCTAAACCAAATAATTCAGCAAGTCCAAACGGCAGCAGAAAGTCACCAACAAGTAAATAACTTTTTTTGTGGTGAGAATGCAATGGCAGAAGAAGAAGTAAAATTCTATCCTTTAGTTTGGTTAGTGCCTAACGGTTTTGACTTTGATTCTGAGGGTAAAACAGTAACCTATCAATTTTTGATGCTGGTTATTGACCGACATTTTGAAAGTCAATCAAACTTGATAGAAATTTTATCGGACACGGCTTTAATTTTACAAGACATTATAACCCTTTTAAAACGCAACACATATGAAGAATCAATCGGATGGTCAACCAACGCAAAAGCAGAACCTTTTATCGACGGCAAAACTGATGTCATTGCTGGGTACGGGCTTGAAATTAGTTGTGTTGTGCCTTATCTTGAAAGCTATTGCGACATTCCTTTGTGATGTGGGCGGTGGTTCTAATATTTCCCGTAGCTTTGTTGATACTACTTACAAGGTGGTCTACAAAGAAAAAATTAAAACTATCAACACGCAAAAAATCAAAATAGAAAAAAGATATGACACGTTATTTATGTATTTTCTTGATAGTCCTTATAGCACCAAGTTACTCGATAGCACAATCAATATCCATCGACTCATCGACTCTCAAGAACGCAAACTATTATCTAATTAAAGGGGCTAAAGCACGTGAATTAAATTTGATTTATCAAAAAAGGATTGCGACAGATAGCACTTTAATTGAATTACAAGATAGTATTATAAGTGATTTGGAATTTGTTATTTGTGAAATCGACCAAGAACAAAAATCTTTAAAAAAATATTCATTTTACGCCACTATTTATTCAATAATTGTGACGCTATTTCTTTTCAAATGAAAAACAACGTACATATTTTAACCGTGCCTTTTGAACAAAGAAAGGTTCTACTACTTAGTGATTTGCATTGGGACAATCCTAAGTGTGATAGAGTATTACTTAAAAAACATTTAGACTTAGCACTTAAAGGTGGTAACGATGTGCTATTAAACGGAGATACTTTTTGCTTGATGCAAGGTGCATATGACCCTCGTAAAAGTAAATCGGACATAAGACCCGAACACAACGTCAATAGTTACTTAGATGCCGTTGTAAACGATGCAATTGATTGGTTTAAACCCTATGCAAACATTATCAAAGTAGTTGGTTATGGCAATCACGAAACTAACATAATCAAACGTCAAGAAACAGACGTAATACAACGCTTTGTTTTTGGTTTAAATAGGGAGTGTGATACATCTATTGAAGTAGGTGGTTATGGTGGTTGGATTGTTTATCAATTTAAGGAATGTGCAACAATAAGAAAGTCATTTAAAATAAAATATTTTCACGGTGCTGGTGGTGGTGGACCAGTTACGAAGGGCGTAATTCAATTTAATAGAATGTCGAGTTTTATTGAGGGTGCTGATTTGATTTGGATGGGTCACGTACACGAATGCAACGAGGTTATTTATACTAATGAATATTTAGACAATAAATTAAACGTCAAATTGCGTAATATTTTGATGGTTCGTACATCTACATACAAAGAAGAATATAACAAGGGGTTGGGTGGCTGGCACGTAGAACGTGGTGCAACTCCTAAACCTTTGGGCGGTCGATGGTTAGAAATTAACCCTGAACGTACTATGAAAAATAAAGTTGAAACAACAACTATTAATGCAATGACATACAGAATATGAGTAATATTAACCCCCTACACTACAAAGGTGAAATCGAATGTATTGACGCAATTAAAAGCACAATGTCTCAAGAATCTTTTAAAGGTTATTTAAAAGGCAATGTAATAAAGTATATATGGCGTTATGAACGTAAAAACGGACACGAAGATTTACTCAAGGCACAATGGTATTTAAACAAGCTAATCAATGAAACTAAAACAAATAGCATTTAACGACTACTATAAAGAAGTCGCACCCAAAAAACAAGTGTACTTACATCACACGGCTGGTACTGGCAAAGGCGATAATGTTTTTGCAATTTGGGAAAATGACAAAATCGGCAAAATAGGTACGTGTGTAGTTATTGGACGTGATGGCATTATTTATCAGGGTTTTAAATCTGAGCATTGGGCTTATCACTTAGGGCTAACAAGCGCACCTTTTAAAGCCAATAGTTTACCATTTATGCACTTAGATAAAATTTCAATAGGTATTGAGATAGTTAACTGGGGTTACTTGGTAAAAAAAGGCGATAAGTTCTATAGCTATGTAAATTCAGAAGTCCCAGCTGACCAAGTTTGCGAACTTGCAACGCCATACAAAGGTCAAAAGTACTGGCAAAACTACACAGATGAGCAAATACAATCGGTGGTGGAGTTGTTAAAACTTTGGAAGGATAAATACGGAATTGATTTAACTTACAACGCAGATATTTGGGACGTTACTAAACGTGCGTTAAGTGGTTCAAATGGCGTTTTTACCCACAATAGCGTACGCAAAGACAAAGCTGATGTATATCCACACCCTAAACTTATTGAAGCCTTAAAGACGTTATGAAGCAAGTTGATTTATCCGACATTGGCGTAAAGAAATCATTATTTGATGATTTAAAAACCCCTGACATTAACGGTATTATTGTTAATTGGGGCAATGATTTAATTACGGCACTACGGGATAAATTAGCAAAGAACAAAAGCAATGCAAGTGGTTCACTTTCTGCCGACATTAAGCCCGTTATTAGGGCAAGTGCAAAGGGAGTGAACTACATAGTGATAATGAACGATTACTATATTAATGTTGAAGAAGGTCAAGCACCTGGAACAATCGTATCAGGTAAAACGTTATTGAAATGGATGAAACAAAAGCTACGTTATGGCTCATTTAAAACTGCATTTAATAAAAATTATCAAGGGTGGTTAGCTCTAAAAATTAGTAGAAATATTTATACAAGTGGCACAAAAGCACGTCCTTTTATTGCACCAACCTTAAACCAAAAGCGTTTAGATACGTTGTCTCAGTCAATCGCTGACCACTTAGCACAAAAAATATTTACATAAATTGTAAAATAAATTTGCATATTAAAAAACTTTTTGTATTTTTGTTATATGGAAATACAAGAAGTAATTAATCAAATCAAATTAAACAAGCGACACGGCATCGTTTCAAGGGTCGCTGCACGTACTGGCATTAGTATGCCTACGGTTAGGAAATACCTTAATGGTGATGTAATCCAACCTAAAGCCCTTATCGTCTTAAATACGGCACTTCAAATCATTAAGGAGGATAAAAGATGTATGTAGTTTTTTCCCTTGCTAAATGTCATTTTTG